TATACTTCTCCTATACAAAATAAAATATATTATGAAAAGAATAAAGATAAACACAAACAAATGGTTAAGAAATATAAAGAAAACACTAACTATTTTACTAATTTATCAAGTGAAAAGAAAAAAGAATACGCGCGACAAGCATATTTGAATAAAAAAGAAAAAATAAAGAAACTCAAAGAAAAACAAGAAGATGAGAATGTTTAGGAATAATTATATAATTAATTAAATTAACTATATAAAATTAAAATGTTTAGTAAATATATAGAATGGTGAAAAAGAAAAAGAAGGATACTTTCAAAGAGTTCCGTACCACAGAGAAATCTGCTTACACTACCATCAAAACCACACTCAAATCTGTATTACATAACCACAAAGAAGTGCAACAAGTCATCACTAATTTGGTTTTTGAAATGAATGATTTGATGATACATGCTTATCAATTTATCAGGTTGTATATATTGAAATGTTATAACAACAACCTACATTTACCTGAAATAAATGAGAAGTTCATTCTGTATTGTATCAAAACATTAGGAATAAGAAGTAATCAAGGAGCAAAAAGTAAGGATACTGACCTTTTAGAAACACTACAAGATTTTTACAATAAGGAATACCAACCTTTACTCAACCACGAAAAGACCAAGTTAAAGAATACTACTTTTTTATTACCTTATTTAGCAACGCAACTACATACTTCTTTATCCAACAATACACAAGAACGATTTATTCAGCATTTTCTTCGGTTTATCAATAAAACCACCACGAAAATAACAGAAGATAAAGCAACTCTATTCAAGTTCAAGAAGCAATTATTAGAATGTAATGAGGAAACTGATACTATGTTTGACGAATGGAAAAACACTCATTTACCGAATATCCTTCCTACAAACATAAAGAAGTCGGTTCATTATGATGTGAAAGTAAAACCTTTTGATTATTTGAAGGGTATGTTGTATATGAATGCCGTATTAGAAAAGGAAGAACATAAACTATTTCAACCTTTACCACTTCGTAATAACATTATTCCCAAACATATTATTTTGGATACAGCATGTATCATCAGTTTATTCTGTCCTGAAAACGCAAAGAAGGGAGAGTTGTTAAAGAAGGTGAAAGAAAATCAATATGATATATGGAATAATCTTTTGAACCTACAACACAAAACATTCAAAAGCAAACATTATCAATTTCATCATCAACTCCAAACAGATGGAATTAGTTGTTCTTTATTGTTTATTCGTAAGGATTTGAAAGATAAGAAATGGGGAAACAGAGTTCCTACTTTACAAGAACAAGAGTTTCATAACATAGAAGATTTATCATTAGAGCAACTCAAAGAAGTCGAACCTCGTAATATTGTTGGTTGCGACCCTGGTAAAAGGTCGTTAGTATATATGATGGATAGTAATGGTAAGAAACTCCAATATACAGCACCTCAAAGGAAGCGAGAAAGCAAAGCAAAAACAAACCAACGAATATTATTAGTGGAAAAGAAACGAAACAACATCATAGAAAAAGAAACCCATTTATCGTTTCAAAATAGTAAATCTGTTGATTATGATAAGTTCAAGAAGTATTTAGTGGAGAAGGATAAACTTAACAAAGAAACAACCGAGTTTTACAAGCGTGATGTTTGGAGGAAAATGAAGTTTAGGCAATATAGTTATGGTAAGAAAAGTATGGATAAGTTCCTTAATAAAATCAAGGAAACCTTTGGAGACAATATCCTAATTGGTTATGGGAATTGGAGCAGAAGCACCCAAATGAAACATTTTATGCCTACGCTCAATAAAGGATTACGAAAGCAAATCCATAAGAAATATGATACAATAACAATAAACGAATGTAATACAAGTAAAAAATGCTGTGAATGTAATAATGATTTATCTTATTACAAGCATAGTAATGGAAACAAGCAGTTCCGTCTTTTAGTATGTTCTGGATGCGTGAGACCCCAAGTCAAACAAACCGTATTCAAGACAAGAGACGCTAATTCAGCAATCAATATAATGAACTTAACAAAGTGCTGGATAGAGAAGCAAGAACGCCCTGCGTGTTTTCAAATTTCGTCTTTCACCACTTCCAATACCAAAGAAGAAGTGGAAAAAGTTAGACCATCGTAGGTGAAATTCCTATTATTGATTTTACATTTTTGATTATTTTTACTCTGTGAAAACGGCGTTTTAAATCTTCAAGGGTGTAAACACATATAGTTATGATTACGAATTTGTAATAAATAAACATAAAGAGAAAAATACAGAATATAACGTTCGTTTATTTCAAGATATATGGCATGAAGTTAGTGAAATGAAAGCATTTGATAAACGTGTATTTGAATTAAAATACGATTTTTTTTTAAATAAAAATCAAATAAAAAAATAAGCGAACTCATGGGTTGTTCTGAAGAATACATACGAACTACAATTAAAAAATGTCTTCGGTTATTAATTAAAGAGGAATATACCGAATGGTATCATTATCATAAATAGTGGCTTTATATGGCTGATTAATTCCTTCCACATATACAGTATCTCCATCGTAAAGTCTATTACACCCATATTCGTTTGTACAACTTTTGCCATTTTGCGAAACCGGTAATTTTACACTGTTATTTTGATCACTCATCGTATAATATTGCCATTTATCTCGATTTGTAAATACAGGTCGTCCTAATAATGGCAGAATTTTTCCTTTTGAATGTGTAGCGGTTAATATACCGACTTGTCTATAACTTGTATTTACCGCCCCAACATTTGTAGAAATATTTATTGGAAGTGTTCCTGGAGGAATATATGGAATATTTGGAACTAGATATCTATTATCACTTAAAGGAGGTACATAGGGATTCAATAAAACATCACCAGGTAAATTTGTATAAGGATAACTAGGGAAAAATGGAAACCCAGATGAATAACCATTCGTATTTTTTTTATCAATCACATTTTTTTCCGCGGGTTGATTATTTAAAAGAATAGTTTGATTAAATGATCTCATCAAAAAAAATGAAAGTATCAACAAAAAAAATATTATTAATAGTGTTGTAGTTGTTTCTAAACAAATTGTACCAGGAGGACACTTTTTCATATAATATATAATAATATATTTTATATATGATATAATTATTCGTCTTTGGTCATTTTTTTAGTCATTTTTTTTGCCATATTTGCGATACCTTCCATCCCTCCATCGCCTAGAATTCCTTTGGCACGATCTAAAAGAGGACCCATATTTTCTATCATAGGAGCCATACTTTTCATAGCTTCTGCCAAGTGTGATTGTTGATTAACTAATTTTTGTGTATCTTTTGTTAAATTTTGAATACCTTCGCTACCAATCATATTATTCAAATTATCATAAGCTTCTTCTACAGTAGAAGCATAATCTATTTTTGGTTTGTTTTTACTATTATTATTCTTAGTATTTGAATTTTCTTTGAACGATTCTGTATTGTTATTAGAAATTGCCTTCATTTTTTTGCCACGATTATTTGAAGATTTTGATTTTTTTCTAGCAATCGCTTTATTACTTTTATTATCACTATCCCCATATTCAAACCCTTCATATGTGTTTATAGGAAAACATGTTTCTTTCAATAAAAATAGATTTACAAAGACAACCGGTACTCCTAAAACCAAAATCATATTTCTACTAAAGTTTCCCATTATGATTGAAATTAAAACAAAAAGTATTAAAGCATCTAACTTACCAAATATTACAAAACACATTATATTTAAAAATGCTATAACAAATACTGTATGTAAAACATATATATTTGTTAACAATTTTGCTCCAGTGGCTTTAAATTTCATTATATATATTATAATTAAAAAAAATGAATTCTAATATTGAAAATGGATTTATATAAAGTAAAATGGTAGCATATATAAATAATTATGAAAGCGAGTATGATAATGATCATGAAACTGAGTATGAAATCGATTATGAAAGTGATGCAAATGAAGATAATATTTATGCACCAGATGAGTATAGTAGTTTATCATCAAATTATATAGTTTTATATGAACCATATAATCATATGATAAATGGTCATGTAAATAATAAATACGATAATAACCTTCTAACTATAGCTAGATTTAAAGTACTTAATTTGGATTATTTTCGTGAATATAAAAGAAATATGTTATTGAATAATTTTACTTTATTAAAAAAAAAACCAATTCATTCATATATTAGAAATTATAAATATTTGCTTCAAACATTAAAACCTGAAATTGGTAACTGTTATTATTCATCTAGCGGCGAATGTTTCTGTATACTAAAAACAGTTTGGATTAAAATAATTCAAAGAAAGTGGAAAACTGTTATGTCTATGAGAAACAATATTATAAAACAACGATCTACTATTTCCTCACTACGATATCGCGAATTAAATGGTAGATGGCCGAATCATATACAAAATATTCCTACTATTAATGGTATGTTATCAGGGTTGAGATAAATTTTCTATAAATACTCCGCTCCATTTATTTGTTTTAAATGTATTATTATTATCAAATTTAATATACCCTAAAAAAAGTTCCTGTACTTCATCTAAATTATCCCAAATTATTTTTATTGTATTTATATCAAACGTAACGGTTCGTTGTTTTATAAAATGATAGTGTTCTGTTTTTTTATATTTTTGTATATTCATAAAAATATCGTGCTCTCTGATTAAGTTAAATTTATTCATTATTACTTCTAGTGTGTTATTTAAATTAAATAATAAGTTTTCGTAGTTAATTAATATATAATTTTTAACTTTAGTAGGCATTATTTTCATTAAATAATTATTTTTATTTTTACGTAGTTCAAAAATATTTTTATATTTCTTACCGTTCATATAATTCAAGTCTTCTTTATTTATTTCATATGATTTTACATACTGTTTTGTATTAAACATAAAAATATCATTTTTTTTCGCGTCATGAACTTCATCACAGACTGAATAAAACTCATTAAATAAGAAATTTTTCATACTTTTTCTATTTATCTCAGGTACATGATATAACTCTTTTGAAAATGAATTAATCCAATAGATAGGATTTCTAATTATGCCAATAAAAAGTGTTTCATCATTACTGGGTAAGTTGTTATAATCTCTAAAGCAAAAAAAATGTTTACTTCCGTATTCGTTCGCATAATCTAAACCAAAATTAAGTTTAATTAATTCTTCTAAATAATTTGTTCCGCTACACCTTTCTCCTAATACTGCAAATTTTTTAATTGTCATATTATATTATTATAATATAATATTATTATATTATTATAAAAAACTAGAAATATAGTATATCATATCGTCCGGTAAGTTCAATTTTTGAATTATTTTTTTTTTATAAGTGATTTTTAAATTATCTACAAATCGTGTATATTCTTCAAATATATCTATTAGTCGGTGTAAAGGAGACCAATTATCTGGACATAATATATTATGACAACAAAAACATGAGTTACCTTCGTTTAAATAATACGATAATAACCGTTTAGGTATATTTTGATAACTATAATTTAATGTTACACCATTAAAACTACATTTAGGAGGTTTAAAAGGATAGTTACTATTTATAGAAATAACAAATTCTCTGTTTTTATAATTGACTATCATATTGTTATAATTTTCTAAAATTTGTGATGAGTCAAAATCTAGAGATTCAATAATTAAACGTTTTTTAACCCAATCTAACATATTTTTAGGATAATATTAACATCAAATTATTTTTAAATATTATTCAAAAGATAATAATAAATTATTATAAATAGGGATGATGTCTAATATGTCGCGTAAAGCAGACAAATATGGCAATATACATTTTATTAGTTTATATGGAACTATTTTATCTCGTTTAGCTTATACAAATGATAATAAATTTTTAGAATTGTATAATAAAATTTTTGGCCCAATAATTGTTCTTGAAATATTGAAAAATATTAATAAAATTGCCCCAGAAAATTTAAAAGCAGAAATAAATGATCAATCTACATTCAATTTAAATGATACAAACAATCCACTAAGTAAATATGAATATTCATTTAAAAATGAACATTTTATTGCATTTAACGAATTAAATATTCCCCAGAATGTTAATTTTATTACAAATGAAATAACAGGTCAACCTAAAACAGTTATTAATGGAACACCTCCTGCTCCTGATACAGTTAAATATATATCAATTGGATGGTCTAACTACGGAGAGGTTTATGTTGTTGCGGATAAACGTATGCCTCAAACAATTTTTGTTGTTTTTCGAGGTACATATAGTGCAAAGACTGCTGCTTTATATTCGAAACTGACATCATTTGTCCCTTTACAAGTAGGATGTAAATCAAAAGAAAGATTTTTATACGGTATTTTTAAGCCGAGCGTTGAAGTAATACATACCATATTAGAATCTATGACTTATTTAGCTACGTCATTTTTAGAAGCAAAAAATCCAAATTCTATTAAGGTATTTACATGTGGTCATTCGCTAGGTGGTGCGATGTGTACGAATTTTGCTTATTTATGGACAGGTATTCGTCAAACTGCCCCTTATAATGCTGTTCCATATAATATTTTTTCTGAAAAAATCATATGTATTAGTTTAGGTTCGCCAAGATGTGTAAGTACTGAAATTGCGCAAAAATTTTGTAATTTAGTAAAACAACATAAAATTCTCTATTTAAGAGTAACCACAAGAGGAGATCCTGTACCTGAATTACCTCTAAAATATGGTTATCAACATCCATGTTCAACTGATCCAGAAATGAGAGCGATCGTAAGTGAAGATTGTAATGCTACCTTAACTGCACTAGGTAAAATTAGTGTTAATTATGATGCAAATTTAGATTGTCAAAATTATAAAACGGGTCCTTATGTACCCAATCCTTTGTCACATACAGTTTACTTAAATATATTATTTACAAATGCAGTAGATATTGTGAATTTTTTAAAAGGGATTGGTATGTCAACAGAAATTGCAAAGGCGCCCTCCGGAAATACCGGATGCCGTGTTATTATAGGTTCAACTAGTGGTATAAAAGCTGGTTTTTTTGATTTAGGTCAAGCACAAGATCCTAATTTTAAAAAAACACAAAAAATTGGAGGCCCTGTAAATGAAGATGTTAGAATGAGTCGTACAGTTTTTAATAATTTAGCACAACAAATAAATACTTCGCCAAAGTTAGAAGGAAATTTATCTCCTATGTCAGGAACCTTTATAAATCCTTTTGCAAATAGTTCAGAAACTATGCCCAGGTTAAGTTGTGTAAATGCAAATGTATCACCTTCTGCAACAGGAGCCCCTCCCTTAACCGGTGGTAAACGACATCATACGCGGCGTAAACATAGAAAATCAAAAAGTAGAAAACAAACTAAGAAATCTAAAAAACCAAGAAAAACACGTAAAAGAAAACACCGTTATTAAATAATTAAAAAATATATCTTAATTTTTAATTATTATTTTTTATGACTATGTTTGTGTCCTCTACCACGTCTCCTTCTAGAATGTTTTCTGGATGACGATTTTGACGATTTTGACGATTTTGACGATTTTGACGATTTTGATGAACGATGATATTTTTTTGTATAAATAAACCCTCCTTTATGATTTTTATTTGTTCTATTACCGCCCATAATTTGATTATTTTTAATTTTAATATTCTGATTTCCTAGTATTTGTGCCACCTCTTCTGCTGACGTTGCTCTGTTAATTAATTCTATTGTCCTTACATATTTGTTATCATTACCACCTCTTGCTGAAAAAGCAGATTGTCTTGCTTTCCTTGTTAATTCATCTTTAATCCATTTAAATGTTTGTTGCGTTCCATCATACGTTATTAAAGTGTTGTCAGGAAGTGTTTGACTATTTCTATTTTGTCCTGGGGGAGGTGGTGGTGGTGTTCTAGTAGGTCTATTAGAACTACCTTTTAAAAGTGTTTCGATCTTAGTTATTTCTTCATTTACTTCTTCGAAAATTTTTTTAATACTCTGAATATCTGCTGCATTTTGTACATCATTTGTAAGTTGATTCATTTTTTGAACTGTATCATTAATAATAGCAGTAGCTTGTTTAATTTTCTCAATCAGCAAATTATTTTGATCTGTAATCTCTTTTGTAGATCTATCATTATTGTTAATTAACGATTCTAAACGAATATTCTCGATTTGAGCTTCTCTTAGCTGTGTTCCTAAAGCTTCTCTAATTTTATTCATTTGATTTGATAAATCAAGTAATTCCTTTTCTTTTTCTTGAATTTGTTTTGAAAGCGCACTTATTTGTCGTTCGAAATCTTCTTGCTGTTTAGCTAAAGCTTGTTGGTTTTGTTTTGTCAAGTCAGCAATTTGTTTTGCACTAGCCTGGCCTTCAGTTCCTTTATCAGCTAATTGTTTATTTAACGCGGCGGCTTGATCCTGTAATGTTTTTTTTTCATTTTGTAACTCTATTATTTGGGATTCTTTTCCGTCAATTACCGCTTGCGTAATCGCCGTTTGTTGCAACATTTGTTCTTTCGTTGCTTTTAAATCTTCTTGAAGTTTCGTTTTATCGGCAGTTAATTTTTTAATTTGTTGCTGTAATTGATCTCTTTCTCTATTATTCGTAGTAATATCACTTGTATTACTATCTAGTTGTTGTTGTAACTTTTCCAAATTATTTTTCATCGCACTAATTAAAGTAGCTAAACTTATAATTCTCTCTTTTATATCGTTTAAACCAGATGTTACCATCCCTAAAAATTGTGCTCGATTATCCGTAGTTTTTTGTAAAACTCCATCAATATTTTGTAAATTTTTTAAACTTTGGGTAAATGCTATAATAAATTCATTATTTGGTGGCGGATTCGACATATATATATATTTTATTTATATTATATTTTATTTCAATTTTACAGATCATATATTTAATTTATAACTAAGAGTTTTTGTATCTTTCACTATATCATCTAGAGACCTTTTAATATCATCGATTTCTTTTAATATTTTATTTTGTTCATTATTCGCATCAATCTTATTAAAATGACTTAAATTATTTTTATTTTCTAAATAATCATTTAATAATTTTAATGCCTTTATTTGGTCCTCTTTTTGTTGAACTATATAATGAAAATATTTTTCATAATCATCACGAACTGTTTCTAAAAATTCATTATTTTTAACTGTATGCTTCATTTTTTGTTGATTTTCATATAACATATTTTTTTTATTTTGAATGACTGCTTCAATAATTAATAATTTTTGTTCACATTTATCGTGTATTTCATATACTCTCATTATTAATATCTATTTATTTTATATTTTTAAAACAAATTTAAAATATATACGTATATATTATTTAGGATGTCTAAAACACAAAACGAACCTCTCTTATTACCTGACGATAATCGATTTGTAATGTTTCCAATTACAAACCAAGATATATGGGAAATGTATAAAAAACAAGTGGATTGCTTTTGGCGTGCAGAAGAAATTGATTTATCAAAAGATATTACTGACTGGAACAGTCTCAATAAAGACGAAAGGTTTTTCGTATCTATGATATTAGCGTTCTTTGCAGCCAGTGATGGAATTGTGTTAGAAAATCTAGCGGTTCGTTTTATGAAAGATGTGCAAATAAGTGAAGCAAGAGCATTCTATGGTTTTCAAATTGCTATGGAAAATATTCACTCAGAAACATATAGTCTTCTTATTGAGACATATATTAAAGATTCTTTGGAAAAAAATAACTTGTTTAATGCTATAAATAATTTTCCATGTATTGAGAAAAAAGCGTTATGGGCGCAAAAATGGATAAATGATAATCGTAGTAGCTTTGCAACAAGATTAGTTGCATTTGCTTGTGTAGAAGGTATTTTTTTTAGTGGCGCATTTTGTAGTATTTACTGGCTAAAAAAACGCGGTTTAATGCCTGGACTTACATTCTCTAATGAACTTATATCACGAGATGAAGCGCTTCATACTGAATTTGCGGTTTTATTATATTCTAAATTAAAAAATAAATTAAAAAAATCTAAAATTTATGAAATAATTAAAGACGCAGTTGAAATTGAAATAGAATTTATATGTCATGCATTACCATGTCGACTTATAGGAATGAATTCTGTAATGATGACACAATATATACAATTTGTGGCAGATCGTCTTTGTCTTCAACTGGGATATGATAAAATTTATAACGTTTCAAATTGTTTTGATTTTATGGAACTGATATCACTCGAATCAAAAACTAACTTTTTTGAAAAACGAAATGATAGTTATGCGTTGGCCAATAAAATAATTGATGAAGATACATTTGACTTTACCGATGATTTTTAACAGAATATATATCTTTTATCTTCTCCTTTTACACGTTCCGTTTTTTTAATCATATAATAAAAATCATATCGATATATAGATAAACATCTATCTGAACAAAACGCAAGTTGACTTTTACCAAACGGGGGTAGGGTATCTATATAAAATTTTCCAATTAAATTTTCATCAAACCATTCATCACATTCATTACATATACACATCCTACCTCCTTCTGGTACACTTTCTAATAACTCTTCTATTACTTCGGAATAATATAATCTATGATCTACATTAAATTGATAAATCATATCAATAAGTTCTTTGGGTAAATTTTTAAAAATTGTGTTATGAATACTCATTTTATTATTTATTTTATTACATATTTTATAATAAAAATACATTCAATTTTTACTTAAAATTAAATTATAGATTATTTATAATGATCACATGTAATTTGATGGGCGGGTTGGGTAACCAGTTATTTCAAGTATTTACTACTATCGCGTATGGTATTAAAACAGGAAATCCCTTTTTATTTCCTAATTTGGAAAAACTTGGCGGTGGTAAAACAATTATACGAAAAACGTATTGGAAAACGCTATTAAATAATATGATTGTAATACCAGTTGAAAAGTTTCCTTCTAATATAGAGTTAATTAAAGAATATGGATTCGAATACCATACGATTCCACTTGAAAAAATAAAAAACCGACATATTTTACTATATGGTTATTTTCAAAGTTATAAGCATTTTATACAAGAATTCAAAACAATCTATAAACAATTGAAATTTCACAATAAAAAAATAGAACTCATGGAGAAACTTGGAATGAAATCATATGATTTTAAAAATACAATTAGTATACATTTTCGACTAGGGGATTATAAAAAAATACAAGATTGTCATCCCGTATTGAATATAGATTATTATCAATCTGGATTACAATTTATTTATGAAACCTATCCTAAAAATATATTTAAAATTTATTATTGTTGTGAAGAAGATGATTTTGAAAATGTATTAGATATGGTTCAAATGTTGGAAAAAAAATATCCTTCTTTTAATTTTGAAAGATGTTCGTCTAAATTGGCCGATTGGGAGCAGTTATTATTTATGTCTCTTTGTAATCATAATATAATTGCAAATAGTTCTTTTAGTTGGTGGGGTGCGTTTTTAAATACGAATCAACATTCTATTAAATGTTATCCATCTTTATGGTTTGGACCTAGTATGGATCATGTCACAACTGATATGTTTTTAGATAATTGGAAATGTATACAAACGTCTTATTCCTATAAAATATATGAAAAATTTATTATTTTTCATCAACCTAAAACGGCAGGTACGTATGCGATGAATTGTCTTCCGGATGGATACGTATTACCTCATAATCAAAACCATCACTTTTGTTTAGAAAATAATTGGGATTTTTCTAATACAACTAAGGTTGCTATTACTCGAAGTCCTATCGATTATTATATATCTATAATCACATTTTGGTGTTTAGATCAGGAATACTGTTCAGATATTTTACAACCTATATCAAAATTACACGAAGAATATAATAATGTTTGTCAATTTAATCTTGATAAACATCTTAATTTTTGGATCAGTAACGGATTTACTGAGAGAAATATAGAAATTATCATAAATAAATTATTAAATATTGATTTTTTATCATATCATAAAAATAAAATTATGTTTAATCATCACACATATGATTATTATGTATTTGATATATTATCTAAATTGAAAATAGGATATTATACATTTGCATTTCTTGACCAATATTCAAGGAAAAAACTGACAGAATTTGAAACATATGAAGATTGTAAAAAAGAATTATTATGGATTAAACATAATTTTGTTATTTTAAATCAGAGAAATATCACACATGAACTAACAGATATTTGTCAGCAACTAGATATTCCTTTCAAGAAGAGTATAAAACAAAAGGTATCTAATCGAAAACCGGTGGATGATTATTGCTTTTCACAAGAAACTATTGAATTGATCCATATGAAGGATAAACTTATGATTGATATATTTGATCTTTAAATTTTTTTACCAACTCGGTAGAAGCCTTATGGTTTGTATTATTAAAAAAGGAGTCGTTATGAATTCTATGCATGACTAATATTTCCTTACAATTATAAAATGTTTTCCCTAGTTTACGAAGTCTTAACCATAATTCGTAATCTTCTACTCCAATAATATCTTTCCATAAACATAGCTCTTTTTTCAAAATAACACTAGAATTTATAATAGGATTTACTCGTGTAAAATCAAAATGAGTGAAATTGCCTGTTGGAATTTTTGGAACAATACCCGGTTTCTCGCCGAACCATATACAGTTACTACCAACTACATCATAATCTGATAAATAATTCGATTGAATCGCTAACTTATTTTCATTCCATATATCATCAACATCTAATAACGCTATATATGGAAAAGATGTATATTTCAACATTTCATTCAACGTATTGGGTTTTCCCTTGATATTTGGAAAATCGATTACTTTTATTTTCGTCGATTCAAATTGTTTGGCAATTTTATATATATTGGAATTTTCAGGATGTCCATTTATTCCGATAATAAGCTCCCAGTTTTTAAAGGTTTGGTTTATAATAGATTCAACCGACTCGTTAATAAATTCGATTCCGTTATAAACTGGCATTAATATTGTAATCATTTAAATATAATAATAATATAATTATTATTTTTAAATAATATATTTATTTTTCACTTTTAAATAATCGTTGAAACATAAACCAATTATCCATATGGCTATTTCTTTCTTGATATAATTTAAAGTATTGCAAATCTGAAAATATACAATCAATTACAATAATTTGATCATCTTTTACTAAATAATCATTTTCAAAATATAAATGTAATTTTTCTGTATAGGTCTTCGCCCACCAATCTGCCATACTTTTATGTAAAACAAAAAACCCAGCGGCAACCGACTGTTGATTTGCAGGAATCACTTCTTTGGGTAATCCTACACTATTTTTATTTTTTACTAATTTATTAATATAAGATAATAGAGAATTATTATTACAAACACATCCATAGTGTACATGAGTTTTTTCTAGTTTATTAATCATTATATTAGATGGCCATTCTTGTAAATAATTTGTATGTATATCTGTATCACGATTTCGAAAGTATCCAATATCACACCATCCATAATATTCTGTATCAAAATAACACTGATTAGCGGTTTGTCTTACAAACCATACCTTTTCTGACCATAACATATTTAGTTCCCAACATGTCTCAAAACTACCTTGGGAATTATGATTTAACATATGGTTTTTATCATGATTATTTATCCAATTGCGTTTGAAACGATAAGTTATAAAAGTGTCGATTGGTTTTATCACTATTTTAATATTTTGTTTATTATATGTTTGAATTAATTTCGAACTATTTTCATCTGTATAAATTACCAAATTGAAATTATTGGTAATCGATATTAAATTATTCATCCACTCTTGATATTTTGATGGATCAAATTTGGATTTCAAAATATAAAAACATGTGGAAAATGTAATATTCATAATTTACTAAAAGTATTTATATTTAAATAAATCTTACTAATAATAATAAAATAAATGATCCTAAATAAGCATATACTGTTAATTATGAATTGTAAAAAATATCGTAATAAAGCGCTTTATCAAAAGAAGGAATGGCTTTCTAATTTACCTAAAGAAATACTTTATTTTCATGTAATTGGCGATGAAACACTTGATGACGAATTTAAATTTGATGAAGAAAAACGTATTTTATGGTTACGTGTGGAAGATGATTATTGTTCACTTCCTAAAAAAGTCATTAATGCGTATGATGCAATTTCAAAAACATATGAGTTTGAATATATATTTAAAACAGATGATGATCAAATATTATTAAATCCGCATTTTTTTAATATAATTATTAATATTTTAAATAAAAAAACTCCGATGGCTCACTATGGTGGATTTATCGTGGATGTTCAACAACCATATCTTTCACAGTATCATCGTATACATAACGAACTTCCAAAAAATATACCTATAAAAGTAACTAAATATTGTAACGGTAGATTTTATTGTCTTTCAAAAGATGCGATTAACGATTTAACTAAAAAAAAAGAACTAATATGGGCGAACTGTCTAGAAGATTATGCTATTGGATATCATTTAGATACCAAATTTAAAGACAATTTATTATCCATTAAAACAGATGAAATTTTTAAAGATATAGAAAATACCGATTTTGATCCGTCCGAATTTAAGGAAGTTGATTATTAAATATACCTCTCATTTTTTGGTTTTCAATCATTTGTTTTCTCATGCGTTGTTGATACTTCATAAATTCTACCTTATCTAAATCTAACATAGCTCTAGAATAATTAGTTGCACGTTTTTCGATATCACTATAATCTTCACGCTGAGTAACCGTTAAAGGAATAACCAAATACCATCTATCACGTTGTTGTAATTGAAACCAATATTTGTCAATTGCATATAAAATATGATTTTGGGGTTCTCTCATTAATTTATTTATTCCTGTTTTAATATTATCTATAAGGGTATCATAATAATGTTGTTTTACTAAATATCCAGTAGTTGTTTGACAAGTGGACACTTTTACACAAGCGTCATTTATTTGTTGAAATGGCGGAACATTATTACCGGCAATTAATAAAACATCAAAATCATGAGCTGTTCTCATAATTTTTGTTATTTGTTTTTTAAATAATTCTGGATTCAAAAACGTAATATCATCTTCTACAATCATTACATGTGGTAATTGTTCTTTTCTAGCTTTTACTAAAATAGATAGATGACTCATACTACACCCTATAGCACCATTTTCCAATTGAACCGCTTTAAATCGTTCATATGGAACACCTAAATTATTTAACTGTTGTTCCACATGTTGTTTACGATCATCGCGCTTATCTAAATTTATATAAAAACAGTGTTTGATATCATTAATTGATTGCATTTTATATAAATATTAAAATGTTTATTTTTAACTTTTTATTTCTTTTTATATTCTAATGAACGGAATGACTTTTGACGATAAATTTCAAATTGCTCGAAGTATTAAACCAATTTCTAGATTTATTCTCGATAAAGAAATGACAAAACTTATTGAAATAGGCGCAGATGCTGAAAATCAATCACCTAGAGCGAGAACTGGTAATAATATAGTCGACTACTTTACCTTTCAAACCCGTCTTGAAACAAGAGGTAAATATAATATTAATTTTTACGAGTTTATAGAAAATATCGAAGAATATAAAAAGAAAAAATTTATTCAAAATATGTTACTCTACTATAAAACAGTTAAAAATAAAAATGGACATATGAATCAGTATACAATTTTAAAAGAAGTTTATAATATATGTATAAGTGCTATTAATATCATACGACCCCTCGTATATATGGAAATTTATAGTAAATATCAACCCAAACATATATTAGATTTTTGTGCCGGATGGGGAGGTGCAGCAGTAGCTGCTGCTGCTTTAAGAATACCTAACTATATCGGAATCGAAATTAATACAGATTTAGAACCCGGATATAAAGAATTAAAACAGTATTTAATGACTAGATCCTTTTCCAAAATTCATATGATTTTTAAAAATGCATTAGAAGTTGACTATAGTAATCTTTATTATGACTTTGTATTTACTTCGCCTCCATATTATTTTATACAAAAATATGCAAATAATACACCATATAAAAATAAAAAGGAAATGGATAAATTATTTTATAAACCACTTTTTAAAAAAGTTTATGACGGTCTTGAGAGAAATGGATACTATATTATAAATATATGTAAAGAGGTTTATGAGAATGTTTTGAAAGACCTTCTTGGCGAAGCACATGATATCTATCCTTATAAAAAAAGTAAAAGACAAAATAATTATCAAGAGCTATGTTACGTTTGGAAAAAAAATTAAATCTATATATGTTAGATATGAATATCTTTTTACTTCCAAAAGAAATTATAGATTTAATTTATGAATTTAATCCAGAACATCGAGAGAAATATAAAAATGCTATGTAAGATATCAAAAACACCGTTTATATCGTCGATTGTGATATATGTGGAAATATTTTTTATCTATATAATAAAAAAAAGATATATATAAACAGCTCACCTTATCTATTTTGTAGTAGAAATTGCCAGATGAACTGTTTATTTTCTTATTGAGTTTCCATATTTACTATATATACACCTTTGAAGATTTAAAATGGCACGGTTAAACAAATTACAATAAATATACATAAAATTATTTAAAAATTATATGTATATATTTAGTAAATGGATAATAATATGGATGAGATTATAAATGAAAATAATTTATTAAAACAGCATGTAAATGAACTTGAAGAGCGATTAAAAAAATATACAAGTGGTAAAAATCACAAGAAATATTATGAAAAAAATAAGGAAAAGGTTATGGAAAATGGTGCCAATTATTTACATAAATTAAAAGAAGAAAACCCTGATAAATTAAAGGAATATAGAAGGCGAGCATATTTGAAAAGAAAAGAAAAATTAGAAAAGGAGAAAAATGAAAATATTTAGGAATAAATAAATATGCGGAAAACTATTTAAAATAAAATGTTTAGTAAATGTATAAGGATGGAAAAGGCGAAAGAGAAACCGACAGAGTTTTTCAAATCCACCAAAACTTCGCTCAAAAGCATACTGAAACACCCTGAAATCAACACAACGAAAATTAATGATGTAGTCATCAAGTCACACAAAATCGTTATTCATACTTTACAATTTCTAAAAATGTATATTCTTCATCATTATCAAACACAATCACAAACCATACCTATTATTGATAAGATTTTGATTTTGAATGTTATGAAGGTTGTTTGTGGTGAAAAACATACCAAAACAGGAAAACCACCCAAGAAAGAAACCGTTGAACTCACTACAAAACTTACTTCCTTCTATACAGAGCATTACAAACCGTATACGCAACCAGAACAATTAGATTATGAATATATGAGTAATGTGCTTTCCTACTTATGTGAAGACATTATGACGATGTATGAAAATAACATACAATTGCATTATGTGGATTATGTGGAACGCTTTGTAAATGTTGTTTGGAAGAAGAGGATGATAGTTGAGAAAATACGAAAAATATTTCCTACCAAAAAAGAACGAGAAGCACGAGTTCGGCAATTGGAAAAGGAACTGCGAAAAATAAAGAATGATTTGTTGAATGTAGATAATAATATTGAATACACATCACGACCACACTATCATAAATGGATTACCCAACAAAAGAAATATATTCTTCCCAACAAAAAGTTTCAAAAACAAAGCATTTATTATGATTTGAAATGTAAACCTATGGATTATTTCCCCTGTATGATTACAATGATGAAACAAGTAGAAACTGATGAGGAAACAATCAGTAATGTTTTTCCTTTACGAAGTAGTATTGCACCCGGATATATTCGGTTAGACACGATTACATTAGTGTATTTGCTTTTACGAAAAGAACAAGGAAAGAAAAGTGATTTTAGTAATCAAGGCAATACCAAGAAACACGAAGATAAAATATGGAAGTTCTTTTTTCGCACAGAAAAGAAGGTATTTCGTAAGAATGGTTTTTCATTCCATCATATGATTTCTACAGATGGGGTAGGAGTTTCCATATTATTTATTCGTGATGATTTGGTTGGAAAGCGATTACCAAATGCGAAGAAAGGTGTATCAAAAGAATTGTATATTGATGAACTAAATGATTATTCTACATTACAAAATAAGAAGATTATTGGGATTGACCCTGGAAAATCTGATTTGATATATTGTGTAGATGATGCTTCCAAAGATGCGAATGTATTTCGGTATTCACAAGACCAACGAAGGAAAGAAACCAAGATGAAAAAATACAACAATATCATATTGGGTATGAAAACCAATAAAATACAAGGAAAGAGTGTGATTGAATACGAAACAGAGTTGTCTTTGTATAATCGTAAAACACTTTGTATGGATAAGTTCAAGTCATACATAACCGAAAAGAATAGAATAAACCATATGTTATTTGATTTTTATGAAAAATATTTGTTTCGTAAGTTGAAGTTTGGAAGACATATCAATATCAAACGAAACGAACAAAAGATGATAAGTAATTTTAGGAAGATGTATGGTAATCCCGAAGATGTTGTTATTTGTATTGGAGATTGGGAACAGCGAAAACAAATGAAATACAAAGAACCAACATTAGGAAAAGGAATGAGAAGTTTGCTCCGTAAAAACAACTACAAGGTATATTTAGTTGATGAGTTTAGAAGCAGTTGTAAATGCTCCAAATGTGATGGAGGAGTATGCGAGAAGTTTATGGTAAGGAAAAATCCAAGACCAAATAAAGATGATATGCGGTTGGTTCACGGGCTACTACATTGTAAGAATGGTTGTGGCGAGTGGAACAGAGACCGTAATGGTTCATCTAACATCTATAAGATAGCATACCAAGCAATATATGGTTTGGAAAGACCAGGTTATCTATGTAGAACAAGTAATCAAGTAGTTTTAACGAATTGCTATAAACAAAATATACACAAGGTGTGAAAAGACCTAAACTTTGAATGTATTTTTTTGGTGCTAACCGTGCCATTTTAAATCTTCAAAGGTGTATATCCCTATTTTTTGACGAATTCAAACGTATTCATTAATAAGGAATATAATATCATCTATAAAAATGTCATTTAGAATATCGTGTAAACTTAATACTTTTTTAATGCACGGTAGAGGAATCGTTACCGGGTTAAATCCACATTCATCTATTATGTCTTTACTACTTGATATCGTGGACATCATAATATAATCCAATATTCCTTGGTTCGTTTTAGGAATTAATTCATGTATAATTACACGCAATTTAAGTTCATCTTTTCTGAAAGGCATTTGTAAATTAATATAATATTTGTGATTTACTGTAAAATCTGATATATGAACCATAGTTATTTGTAATTAATTTATTTTGTTTAAGTTATTTACATGTAGTTTATTTTTGTAAAGGAATATAGTAATGCGGTTCTTGTATCTGAGCATCTTGTTGACCATATTTATCAAATAAGTCTTTACAATATTGACAAATTATTATATTTCTCTCATCAAACTCGTGAAACTCTTTTATTTCAACACAAAACATATTATATTTATAGATACTATTTTATCATCTATAAATATCAATTTTATTGAGAAATCAACGTAAACGTATACGTGCGACGGACGCTGGATTTATATATTTTCTTTGTTCTTGAGAATATTTAATAGGGGGTTGTTGGTGATACTGGGGATGTTGGTGATACTGGGGATGTTGGTGAGACTTGGGTTGTTGGTGATACTGGGGATGTTGGTTATATTGTCCTGACTGAGGTGGTAAGGGAGGTTTATTATTATTTGTCATTTGACTTTGTGATGGAGCTTTTTGAAAATTATTATATAAATCATTTTCTTCTAATTGTTTTTTTCCTGCTCTAATTTCATTTATTAGAGAAATAGGTACCTGTTTACCCTGTGATAATAATTGTTTTACTGTATTTTCTTTTCTCTCAACCGATGTTGGGTAATAAGGAATTTGAGACCAGTTATCTGTGCTTACAACTGTCTGTCTAGTTTCCCTCATTCGATCTGGATTCATTATTTTTCGCTTCGGTTCGCGTAAGTCATATGTATAATATGAATCTTCTTCAAACCGAATTTGCGTTAAGAACGTTGCAATATTCACATAATAAAACCTAGAATTATCTATACTATAAAAATTATCTTGAGGATTTTTGGACCCCGCATCAATTGTATAAACCAGTTTATTTATTGAAGATAATCCATCTCTACCTGTATCTTTATCCATACGCCATGGATCTTTTTTACTAATAATTCTAGATATTCCATCAAATAACTGTAACATTTCTGGACTTCCTATTTTATAAAACTGGCTTCTGTCTATTTTTATACCAAATCGTCCACATCTTTTTTGTAATACATTATCTTCCATACCCCATCCCCAATAGCATGGATACCCATTCATTTTTTCAAAGTCGCTTCCTTTGATTACAACAATTCCTCCTAATGCATATTCATAACCATAATAGTGTTTAACAATTCCTTCTTGAGTCTCATAATCGAAAATTTTATTGAACGGAATTGTATCAATATCATTAAATATAAAAGTCATATTTTTATAATCATCAGGATATTTCTCTTTTATTGCTAAAAATCCTATATTTTTTGTAGCTCCTCTATTAAATGTTCTTGCGTCACACTGATGAGAAAAATAAATTTCATAATCATCACAATTTTCTAGTATAAACGTCATCCATTTACTAAAAAAAAACTTCTGTTGAAGACGATTTCTATATGGAACAATAAAAATACGTTTAGGTAAGGACATTATATTATAAGAATATCTAAATACCTTTGATTTAACTCATTCAAAGAAAAAAAAGAAAAAGTTTTTTAATAAAACAACCATTTTGTTAGTTAATTTATTTCTAAATTTTCAACACCGAATATTTTTTGATTATTACCTCAGGTATTAACTTATACTTAATACATTCTAGTTTTTTAAAGCACTTATTAATAGTAACTTCACTAATCTCACTAACTGCACGAATTTCTTTTTTACTTACGTTTAACGAGCATAATTGCGATATAAAATAAACTACCCCTCCTGCTATTGAATGTGGTGTATTCTCTGGCATAATATTTTCTTTTTCAATTTTCATAGCTATAAATTTACATAATTTAGTCAACTCTGTATTGATATTCAGCTTACTACAAAAACGTTCTATAAATGATTCCGGTTTTGTAATACCTAAATTTGTTTTTTCATTATTTTCCATATCTTGTTCTAAATTATTAATAATTGCTACTGCATTTTTACACCCCTTTGTTGAACTAGTTATATCCAAATGAAATATATGGGCAATTTCTTTGGCAGTTCTAGGTAAATTATTTATTCTGCAGGCAATATAAATAGAAGCAGCAATAACTCCATCACGGTTATCACCTCTGAATGTTAATTTATATTCTGATATTTTCTTATGATATCTTATTGCATCATCAATAATCATTTTAGGAATCCCTGCATTATTTGCCATAGTTGTTATTATCTGAAACTCATCATACTGAGATTTTTCTTTATATGGCATAGACTGCCATTCTGTATATCTTTTTATTTTTCTCATTTCATATGTCATCGGTGCATTATATAAAATTTTACATCCATAAGAGGATTCTTGTAAGTATGGATTTATCGGCATACCACATCTTGTAGGATCTCCCGATTGATTATCATCTGCACCATAATACCTCCATTCTGCAGAATGATCTACTATATCTTTATAAATTATACCACATTTATTATTTGTACAAGTTAAGAATCCTTCATCTGAGAATGCTAAACTACTTTCACAAAATTCACACGACTCGCGATTACCTATTGTTCTATATAAACATTCTAATGGTATTTTTGGTTCTAAAACAAATTCTGTTTCGAATTGATTCCATAATTGTGATTTATTTATAGGTTGTTTCTTCTTTTTACTTTTATCTAAATTCATTTCAATTAATATTATTTACTATGATATTTTTAATTCAATTTTAAATTTATAAATAGTTAAATGTTTTTATTTTCATATTATATAGAAAATGGGAAATACATCTTCCAATAGTAGAAATAATGAAAATAAAGAGTTCGCTAATTTTTATGATATTATTGATTATATTGCGACATACTATATTCTTACTATGGACTTCAAGAGCTTAAATAAATTATCCGAAAAAGAATACTGTGATAAACTAGTTGTATTAACAGCAGATATAATTAAAAAACAATTTAGTGATTTAGAAATAACTTATTTAGCACAGCGTATTAAACAAGGACAAGAAATTAATCAGTTACAAAAAGACAGAGTATCTTTTATTAATAAAGATAAATTAGACAAAATAGATATATCACAAGATTTAAATAAGTCTATTAAAAAAAAAAGGGTATGTATAGGAATCGCTAAATTTTATGTTAAAATTGCACATATTTTTGCAGCAATTGTTATGACAATCAATCCTGTATATACTTATAAAGACGCAACTGGGCAATTGGTAAAAACCGGATTGATGGAAAAAGATAAAATACCAAAAAATACCCCAAGAACATTATATAAATTGAATATTTGCGATGAGCGAATACGTGCTTTGAAAAGAGGGCAGACTTTATCAGATGATAAAAAAAGCATTTCTATTCATCCCAAAGTATGTGATATTAACCTTGATAAAAATAAAAACCTTAAGACTTTAAACGATGAACCAGGAATTCCAGAATTGATGAGATTATATTTTGACGATAATTATGATTATGGAACAGGTGAATTTATAGGAATGTCTGAAAAAACGAAAAAAAAGTTTCGTTCCGATTTAGAGCAATTTTATAAAACGTTTACTGGTAACAAAACCTTGCCCGATGATATACAAAAATTTAGTGATATTAAATTACGAGATTATAGTTCTCAAAAAGGATGTCAAGGGTCTAATCCTCCTTTACAAAAAAGTTATAATATTTCTATTAAAGATAATTTATATGTTAAGTATGCCGAAAATATCAAAAATATGATGAATAATGCGGTTTCCAATCAAAAAAAGTTATTATCAGTTATTAATGATATTTTTATTTTTGTAGAAGATCCTTATACAAAAAAAAAACAAATTCGTGTAAATCCTAGTTTAAATGAAAAATTATTACAGGATAATATTATTAAAACTCGTAAATTCATTAGTAATCTTTACTTAACTTGTGAAAGTGATTATGTCAACGGAATCAAACTTTATGAAAGTATAGTAGAAGCCAAAATATTAGAAACCACCAAAAATCAAATTGCTAATTTAGAAAAAGACGCGACTACTATTATGAAAACCCAATCTGACTCATCTATCAACCCTACAAAAGAACTACTTTCTAATAATATGGACAATCACGCAAATAATATCACGAAGCCAGCAAATAAAACGGTTTTTTCGTCAGATCAAGTAGTCAACAAAGAGAAATCTATTGATGAAAATAAAGAACAAATTACTAGTAAACTACAAGATATACAACCGTCTATAATAATGACCACTCCTAATAAATAAATTTAGCAACTTTATTATGACATAGATTTACATTTATTCACACCAAATAAAAATTTAGTGGTAGACCATGTTTTACCATATTCCCTACGTTGTTTTATAAAATAAAATGAAAATCCAACTATTATACCAATGCACATAGTAACATATAAATATTTTTGAATTGTTTCCATAATACTAATTTTTTGTTTTTCTTTAGGGGTTACTTTCTTATAATAGGCTATAAAACTAGAGTTTATATACGCAATTACTAATAACACAAATGTAGCGATAGTAAAATATATATCCATTCTTGTAAAAAACACAAATAAAATATAAATTAATGCCGCGAGTTTAAATGTATGTATAGGCGACTGAGGCGTATCTCCAGTGGTAAACTCAATCGCAAAATATAATATAAAGAAAATTACGAAATGTTTTGCATACATATTTTCAGTTAATAATTTTTGCGTTTTACATCCTAACGTTTCTGCTACAAAATTACCTGAAACTGCTAAAACTAAAAGAATCACGCCTTTTAGTGTGCTATCTACATCATAATATGATTCAATAATTTTATTTCCTTTTATCATTATATATTTTGATAAGAAAATAAGTTTAGCAACAATTTAAATATTTAATATATAAACAATTAAAACCTTTTATTATTATAAAATGGTTCATACAAGAAGTCACACCTTGAAACTTCGTAGAAAATCTGAATATCGCAAAAGAGTTAAACGCTCACACTGTAGAGGAAAAGGGAGAGCTGTATGCAGACGTACTAAAGGATGTAAACATGCTAGTGGTCGAACACGTTCATTTTGTAGAAAATGTCGTAATCGTCACACATTCAAAATGTAAATATTTCATAATATACACCTTTGAACATTTAAGTTCGCACAAAATATAATAAAAAGATATAAATATTTTTTTATTATATATAGTATCATAATGGATAAAGATGAAATAATAAAGACATTAGAAGAAAAAAATGTTAAATTAGAAGAGGAACTACAAGCAACCCAAGAGCATCTTAAAAAATACACAGCACCAGCAAGTAGAAAAGTGTATTATGAAAATAATAAAGAGGCAGTAATAGAAAGAGTTAAAAAATACAATAGAGACAATAACTACAAACCTACCCCAGAGCAAAAGAAAGAATATAATAGACAATCGTATTTACGAAGAAAAGAAAAAGCCAAAAAAGAAATGGAAGAAAAACAAAATAATGAGAATATTTAGGAATAAGTATTTAATTGTAAATAATACTTAAAATTAAAATGTTTAGTAAGTTTATAGAATGGGGAAAAAGAAGAAGGAAACATTCCAAGAGTTCCGTTCCATAGATAAATCTGCTTACACTACCATCAAAACCACATTCAAATCTGTATTACATAACCATAAAGCAGTTCAACCAGTCATTACTAATTTGGTTTTTGAAATGAATGACTTGATGATACACTCTTACCAATTTATTAGATTGTATGTATTGAAATGTTATAACGACAAACAACCTTTACCTGAAATAAATGAGAAGTTCATTCTGTATTGTATCAAAACATTAGGAATAAGAAGTAATCAAGGTGTAAAAAGTAAGGATACTGACCTTTTGGAAACATTACAAGAGTTTTACGATAATGAATATCAACCTTTACTCAACCACGAGAAAACACAACTAAAGAATACTACTTTTTTATTACCTTATTTAGCGACGCAACTACATACTTCCTTATCTAACAATACACAAGAACACTTTATTCAACACTTCCTTCGGTTTATCAATAAAACCACAGAGGATATTACGGAAGATAAAGCAATTCTATTCAAGTTCAAGAAGCAATTATTAGAATGTAATGAGGAAACAGATGCTATATTTGATGAGTGGAAACGCACCCATTTACCGAATATCCTTCCTGAAAATATCAAAAAGTCGGTTCATTATGATGTGAAAGTGAAACCATTTGATTATTTGAAAGGTATGTTGTATATGAACGCCGTATTAGAAAAGGAAGAACACAAATTATTCCAACCTTTACCACTTCGTAATAATATTATTCCCAAGCATATCATTTTGGATACAGCAACCATAATTAGTTTATTTTGTCCTGCGAATAGTAAGGAAGGAACGAAGAAGGGAGAGATGCACAAAAATATCAAGGTGTATCAACACGATGTATGGAATAATTTATTGAATTTACAGCATAAAACATTCAAAAACAAACATTATCAATTCCATTACCAATTCCAAACAGACGGAATTAGTTGTTCTTTGTTGTTTATTCGTAAGGATTTGAAAGATAAGAAATGGGGTTCAAGAGTTCCTACTTTACAAGAACAAGATTTTCATAACATAGAAGATTTATCCACAGAACAACTCAAAGAAGTAGCACCTCGTAATATTGTTGGTTGCGACCCTGGAAAACGCAGTCTGGTATATATGATGGACGACAAAGGAAACAAACTCCAATACACAGCACCGCAAAGGAAACGAGAAAGCAAAGCAAAAACAAACCAACGAATATTATTAGTGGAAAAGAAACGAAACAACATCATAGAAAAAGAAACTCATTTATCTTTTCAAAATAGCAAATCCGTAGATTACGACAATTTCAAAAAGTATTTGGTTGAAAAGGATAAACTCAACAAAGAAACATTAGATTTCTACCAACGAGATGTGTGGAGGAAAATGAAGTTTCGTCAATATAGTTATGGTAAGAAAAGTATGGATAAGTTCCTTAATAAAATCAAGGAAACTTTTGGAGACAATATCCTAATTGGTTATGGAAATTGGAGTAGAAGCACTCAAATGAAACACTTTATGCCTACGCTCAATAAAGGATTGAGAAAGCAAATCCACAAGAAATATGATACAATTACAATCAACGAATGTAATACAAGTAAAAAATGCTGTGAATGTAATAATGATTTATCTTATTACAGACATAGTAATGGAAACAAGCAGTTCCGTCTTTTAGTATGTTCTGGATGCGTGAGACCACAAGTCAAACAAACCGTATTCAAGACAAGAGACGCTAATTCAGCAATCAACATAATGAACTTAACAAAGTGCTGGATTGATAGGCAAAAACGCCCTGCGTGTTTTCAAATTTCGTCTTTCACCTCTTCAAATATCCAAAAGGAAGAGGAAAAAGTTAGACCATCGTAGGTGAAATTCCTACTATTGATTTTACATTTTTGATGTTTTTGTGCGAACTTAAATATTCAAAGGTGTAAACTAATAATATTTCACTTTGTTGACGATCTTATATGCTTGATCCTATTTTACCGAAAATTGATTGTGCGTTTTTAAGCGCCTGTGTCCGTAACTTTTTTCGGGCTTTATGATAATCTCCAGTTCGACGTAATTCTTCATCTGCAGCTCCTACCGCAGTTTTCCATTTTTTCGAAGAACTTTTTGATTTTTTTCCACCTATTTTTTTTCGCGAGTGATGATTTCGTCTAGTGCTGCATTTTTTACCTTTTTTTTTTCGATAAGTAGTAGTCATATATATATATATATATATTTTAAATCTATATATATATTTTAAATCTATATATATAGTTATTATTTAT